ATTCTATCAATCAAGCGGCCACGATAAAATTGAGTCAGATTTGGCTGCAAACCTTGAATCGTATGAGTCGTTGTTGGATAAGCGAATAAGCCCAATTGAGCAATGTTGCTTGTTCCATCTGGTGAAACTTGAATCTCGGTATAAGCTGTATCAAGTGCGCCAGTTGCAGGAAAACCCCAATTTAGGCGCATACCAAACAAAATGCCTGTTGCTTGGATAAATGCCAATTTTGGAGGTAAACCTTGCTTGCCATTAAGCTTAGTGACAACTGAATAAGTCGGTAAAGATGAAATATCCGAAGCATTAACCGCTGTAACTTTTGCTTGATAGTTACCAGCATAAATACCCGG